GCCCTGACCGCCCGCATTGCGTGGCTCCTGTCCTCCCTGCCCGAAGACGGCGGGAGCGGGGCCACCGTGCATGTCGTGGGGAGGGCATAAGCCGTGGCCGACTACTCCAGCCAGATTGCGACGGCCGCGAGGCTCATCAAGCAAAAAGGCATGGTTGTTACGCACCGCCGGAAGCTGTTCGAGGGGACATACGACCCCATCACGGACAGCTACAGCGAGGCCAGCGTGGACACCGACGTGTGGGCCGTCCGAAGCGAAGCCGGAGACGCCGAGGTGAAGAACTACGGGTTCTCCATCGGCAGTGCCGTCCTCTACGTTGCGGCCGACGTGCTGGACGGCATCCTCGTTTCCGACCTCTTCGTGGTCGGCGGGACGGTCTGGGCTATCCAGAACGTCGCGACCACGGCTCCGGCTAAAATGCCCGTGCTCTACGCCGTGGAGCTCAAGTCGCAGGGAACGGCAAGGTCGGCAACGCTCGTGTCGCCAACGCAGGAGGAGCCTGCTGAGCCTGAACCGCAGGAGCCGGAGGGCGGGGAGCAGACGGAGGAGCCTGAGAATGGCTAGCGTGAACCGCGCCCGCGACGCCTTTGCCGCCACCGTCCGCAGAACTGCGGAACAGCGGGTCGGCAACGCGCAGGCGCTCCAGCGGGCCATGGATAAGGCTTTCGAGAAGATGGGCGAGGAGGCCAAGGCCGTCATCGTCAACGTCCTGCTGGAGGAATTCAGCCAGCTGCAGCAGTCCACGCCCTACGACACGGGCAGGGCACAGGCGGGCTGGCTCATCTCCGGCGAAGGCTCCTCGTGGGGCTTCATCCCCGCCGAAGGACAGGCGACCTACCAGCCCCAGAGGCCCAGCGAAGGCTCCCTGATGCGCTCCGACGTCATCTTCGTCATCAACAATGTCGAGTACATCCTCTATCTGGAGGCGGGTTGGTCGAAGCGCCAGCCTGGGGGCTTCGTGGCGAACTTCCTAGCCAACTGCAAGCGCAGAATCGCCGCCGAATGCGCGGCCATGTCGAGGATGAGCTAAATGGATACGCCTAGCCTTTCCCAGACCGCAGCCGCGCTCCGCACCGTGCTTGCCTCGCTTCTCGCGGGGCAGTCCGGCGTCCAGCTCGTGCCGGAGACCGCCAGCTTCAATCCAGACGTGGCGAACATCGTTTTCCTGCAGGCCTTCCGGCCCTCGCAGACCGAGAGCGCCGAACTTTCGGGCAGGCTTGGGCTGGGCAAAAGGCACGGCGTCTTCATGGTGACGATTTCCGCGCCGTGGGGCGACTCTGCCAAGGCGGCGCAGGCCCGTTCATGGGCCGATGCCGTCTGCGACGCCTTCCGGCGCAGGGCGCTCTCTACGGATGCGGGCCCCGTCTACACCGACGAGCCGAACGTCTTCATGGGGGCCGTGAGCTACGACCCGACAGTGACAGGTGGCGGCTCGTCCGTCTCCGGCAAAGACCCAGACCAGAGATACAGCATTTCTATCTCCGTCCCGTGGACTGCGTGGACGGGAGGAGTTGAGTAAATGTCCGAACTGAACTGCCCCAACGTGGGCAAAGCTAATCTGCAGCGAGTTTTCGCCGTCCTTGAGGACGTTTCCGGCGTCCTCCAGCGTCCCGTGGCCTCCGGCTTCATCCTGCCTTCCGGCTCCGGCTCCATGAGCCAGACCCCCGGCTACACTAACAGTGAGGAGCTGTCCCGCTCCCTCAACGTCTTGGAGCAGTTCCAGGACGCCGTGGAGGCTGGCGAAGTGGAAATCCCCATGCTCCTGCGCCTTGCTTCGGCCTACGGCGCTCCGCAGGGAGACGCCCTGCTCACCGCCCTCATGGGCTCCGTGCAGGCTTCCGGCTCGGTCACGCTTGCCGCCAACGCGGCCGCGACTGCCGCCGCCGCCACGTTCACCTGCGACGGCCTGACGGGAGGCGTCCTGCCCTCCAGAGGCGTCCTGACCGTGGGTTCCGAGAAAATCCTGTACACGGGCTGGACGGAAAGCTCCGGCACCGTGACCTTCACGGGATGCACCAGAGGCTACGCTGGAACCACGGCGGCCGCCATTGCCGACAACGACACCGTCACACTGTCCTCCCGCGTGTGGCTGCAGGAGGTGTGCCGTCCGACCGTTTCCGTATGGATGGAGTTCGACCATTTCGTGAGCTTCATGTCCGGCTGCGTGGTCACGCAGGCCACCTTCCCCATGAGCAACACTGGCGGTCAGGCCGTCAACTTCACCCTGCAGGGGCGCAAGATGGGCTGGGCTGGCACCACGCACGTTGCCAGCGTCTCCGGCGCTGTCGTTACGCTGGAGGACGGCGGGGCCGACGCCTACACGGTCGGGGCCATCGTCCAGAACAAGACCAAGGCCGATGACAACTCCGGCGCGGGCTACACCGTGACCGCCGTCAACACCAGCGCAAACACCATCACCGTCTCGCCCACGCCGAGCAGCTGGGCGGCCGACAACGTGCTTGCCCCGTGGCTCCCCGAAGCAAGCGCCATCGGAACGCCCATCGAGTCCCGCGATGCCCGCGTCTACGTCTCCGGCGTCATGGGCAGGCGCAGGGAAGGCGAGCTGCAGATCGGCACACCGACCACTTTTACCTCCGAGATCGGCGACGAGTACCCCGGCGAGAACGCGGACGGCAAGCGCGAAATCTCCCTGACGGGCGGCCTCTACTTCCGGCGCGAGGACGCGCAGGAGTTCGGCAGGGGCTACAGGGGCTACGAGCTCCCCGTCCAGCTTACCTTGGGCGACACGGCAGGCAAGACCTTCAGCGCCAGCCTGCCCCGCATGAGGTTCAATACGCCGACGCTCTCCACCGACGGCGAGTTTCTGACCCTCGATCAGGACGGCTACGCCATGGGCCAGCCGAACGTCAGGGACGGCGAATCCTCCCTCTACCTGTCTCTGGAGTAGCCCATGCCGAAGCTCCTCACCGAAGCCTATCAGCAGTCCACCTTCTTCGTCCCGCTCTCTGCCGACAAAAGCGAGGGCGTCTGGGTCAAACCCCTGACCGAGACGAAGCGCAGGCAGATCCGCGAAGCCTGCCTGCAGGAGGCGGGCCACGACCAGGAGATCGCCATGCAGTACGTCGTGCGCGACACCTTGAAGGCCTGCATCAGCGATTGGGTCGGCTTCGTCGACCCTGCGGGGAAGGAGATCCCCTACTCGCAGGAAGTCCTGCCCAGCCTGTGCAGATGCGATCCTGACTTCTTCGCGGGGCTGTATCTCAAGGTGACTGCCGTGGCCCGCTTCGGCGAGGTGGCCGACCTAAAAAACTGAAGCAGTGGGCCTCCTTTGAGTTCGACGAAGGGAGGCCCACTTGCGACGAATGCCGTCGAATGAGCTGGGATGCAGGGGAGGAGCCGAGATGCGGAAGGTGCGCGAAGCCCAAGGCGCTGAGCACGAAGAATCAGGACGCCGTGGACGCCTTCTGGCGTCTGAGCTCCCGCCGCGTCTGGGACGGCATGAGCGGAGCGCCGAGGCCCCTGCCCATGTCCGAGATCAGGGCCGAGGCTGGCACGATGGAAGACGCCGATGCAACTGCGGCGCGGGTGCTGGTGCTGGACTCCATCTGGCTGGAGCGTACCGCAAAGCGCCTTGAGGAACAGCGGCGCAGGGAACAGGCAAAATCGAAGAGCGGGAGACGGAGGTAGCGAAAGATGCCAGTGATTCAGATGGCGTTTGACGTGTCGGGAATCCGGCAGGGCGTCGAGCAGGCCAACCGTCATTTGGCGCGGCTTGTACAAACCTCCGAACGTCTTGAACAGAGCCTCCGCAACGCCGGAAGCGCTGGAGGCTCTGCAGGGCGCGGAATTGCCAGCGGCATGGCAGACGCTGCTGGAAGCGTTAAGCGACTCGCGGCGGAAGTCGCTGGCCTCTACGGGGCGTTCAAGGCTCTGGAAAAAGTCAAAGGATTTGTGGCGCGCGGCATCGAAGTAAACGAACAGCTTGAATCAGCCCATTTGTCGCTGTCTTCGATTATTTCTGCAACGAACAACATCTACGACGCGCAGGGCAAGATGCTGACCGGGGCCGAGAAGTTCGCGGCCGCCGAAAAGATTTCTGCGAAAATGATGCAGGAGATGCAGGTCTTGGCCCTCCAGACAACTGCATCATTCACGGACATAGCCTCTGGCATGGCAAGCGTTATTGCACCCGCCACCAGAGCAGGCATTGCGCTGGAAAAGCTCCCTAGATTCGTCATCACGGCCGTGCAGGCCATGACTACCATG